GTCGAGGTGATCGTGGCCAAGCAGCGCAACGGGCCCACGGGAACGGTGGAGCTGGTGTTCCTCAAGGAGTACAACATCTTCGCCAATCTGGAGCGGTACCGGGAGGAGTGAGGCGGTATGAGGACGGGGATCGCAGACGTGCTGATTCGTCGGCTGCAGGGCGGGGAGGAATCCCCCTGGCTCGTCTATGAGCTGTGCAAGGTTTACCGCGGCCACCTGGAGTTCTTGACGTCGGCCGAGCGGTATGCGTACCTGTGCCGGCTGTTGCCGGGCGTTGACCCGGAGGTGATCCGCGAGGGCCTGGAGGAGTTCGAGGGGGTGGCGCACCGTGGCGCGCAGGCAATCTGACAGCCGCCCCCGCATCGCCGCCGACCAGCCGGACGGGCTGTGCCGGGTGAAGCTGNGCGAGCACGAGACGGCCAGCACCATGGCGGTGGCGCTGCGGAGCCTGGCCAGCCAGCTGGAGCGTTACCCGCGTGATCGGCGGGTGACGGGATTCCGGATAGCAAAAGAGACGCGGGAACTAATCGTCACGCTAGAAACGTCGTAGAACGCGCGGAAATGCCTCTCTCAGCCGTTTTCGGTGCGGGGGTAATATTCGTATACCCCCGAGCACGAAAAACGATTCTAGGTGCGTTTGGAGGTGATTCACATGGGCAGCCGCACGAAAATCGAGTGGACCGATGCCACGTGGAACCCGGTTACTGGATGCTCTAAGGTCAGTGCGGGATGCGCGAACTGCTACGCAGAACGCCTCTCGCACCGGTTCAAGTGGACGACGAAACCCTGGAATGCAGCGTATGCCGCAGAAAACGTAAGGCTTCATCCAGAGAGATTGGCAGAACCGCTTCGGTGGAACAAACCACGTCGGGTGTTTGTGTGCTCGATGGCAGATCTGTTCCATGAAGCAGTACCCGATTGGTTCATACGCGCGGTGTTTCAGGTTATGGGCGCGGCGCGACAACACACCTTCCAGGTTCTTACGAAGCGACCGGCGCGTATGCAAAGGCTACTGAAGGAGTGGTTGGACGAAGGGGATTTTTACACAATCACGAGTGGCACAGAGCCGCCTTTCCCATTGTCAAACGTTTGGATTGGGGTCAGCGTAGAAAACCAGAAGGCCGCCGACGAGCGGATACCGATCCTCTTGGCTACACCGGCAGCGCTTCGGTTCGTAAGCTGCGAACCCCTGCTTGGGCCCATTGACTTGTCTCGATACCTCGGTGCCGGGGAGCCGGGAGAGATCGGGAACGGACGGCTGCACAATTCGCCGAGTGAGTGCCCGACTTGGTACGATTGGTGCAATTGTGTCATAGATTGGGTCATCGTTGGCGGCGAGAGTGGGCCCGGCGCCAGGCCAATGCACCCGGAATGGGTGCGGAGCTTGGTTGAGCAATGCCGAGAAGTGGGGATTCCGGTGTTCGTGAAGCAGATGGGATCGGTTTGGGCACAGGATCACGGTGGTCCGTCAAAGGGCGGTGACCCGGCGTATTGGCCGGAAGACCTACGAGTGAGAGAGATGCCGGAGGTGAGTGTGCTGTGAAAGTCCTCATCAAACGCCTACCGGGGAATGACGACCTCCCGCTGCCCGAAGCGATGACCGCCGGCGCCAGCGGCTTCGACCTACGTGCCGCCGTCAAGGAGCCGGTGACGCTCCAGCCCGGTGAGCGCGCGCTGATTCCGACGGGTATTGCCATCGCCATGCCGGAGGGCCTGGAAGCACAGGTGCGGCCCCGCAGCGGCCTGGCCCTCAAGCACGGGATCACGTGCCTAAACACACCGGGCACCATCGACGCCGACTATCGCGGGGAGATCGGCGTCATCCTCATCAACCTAGGGTATGAGCCGTTCACCATCCATCGAGGCGACCGCATCGCGCAGCTGGTGTTCCAAGCGGTGTCGCGGGTGGAGCTGGTGGAGGTGGAGGAGTTGCCGCCGAGCGAGCGCGGGGCCGGAGGGTTCGGGAGCACGGGGGTGATGGGATGAGCAAGCACACGCCGGGGCCGTGGAGGTTGAATCGACGGTTCTGCTTCAACGTCGAGGACCAAAACGGCCGAACCATTGCGCGGATCAATTGGGATCACGAAACCTACGATGAAGCGATGGCCAATGCCCGCCTCATCGCCGCTGCCCCTGAACTATTGGACAAATGCGAGTGGGCACAACTCTATATCCGCAAATTGGAGTGTTCTTGTAAGCCGGAAGTACCGTGCTGGCGGTGTATCGTCCTAGAGAAATTGAATGACGCCATCGCCAAGGCGCGCGGGGAGGTGACGGAATGAACTGGGAAGCGCTGTTCTGGGGAATTATCGGCGGAAATGTTGCGGTGATTACTGCGATTATTGGGCAATGGCTCGGGTGGCGGAAGGCTATGAAGGAGTGGCAAAAAGCGCGCGGGGAGGGGTAAGTGATGATGATGAAACCGCAAATTGACATTATGGCGAGTGTTGAAATGGCAGTGAAAGAGGCGTTGGGAGAAAGTTTGGAGAAGATTCGTTGGCTCAATGCTAAGTGGCACGGAGAACGCGACCAATATTTCACTTTGACGCTGGAAATCACGGTGAAGGACGAGAGAGAGTCGAACACGATGTTGGAAGACCAGTTGATTGAGGAGCTTTATGAGGAAGTCGCCAATGTACTGATAACGGCATGGGAAAATGATGCAGGTGCTCTTTTGGATGCCTGGAGCGATGATCCTGGAGATCGAAAGTATCTCCGTGATCTCGTGGAGCGGGTGAAGAGGGAGCGCCATGGAAAATGGGGTAGGAAAGCGCGCGGGGAGGTGATCGGATAATGGCGCTGACGCTGCCTTACGAATGCCAGCCGTGCGCGCGTCGAATCAGCCAGCAGTGCCTGGCATATACCGGGCCGGTGCCGATGGTGGTATGGCGGGATGGGGAATGCCCGGAGTATACGGAAGATCCACAGGTTGTGGAAAAGTCACTCGATGACCGAAAGCGGAGCAAGTATCGCAAGTGGCGGGAACGGCAAGGGGGTAGGTGATATGGACGACAACGCCCGGATCCTGGCCGAAATCGCCAAGCGCATGGCGGCGCTGCCTGAGGAAGAGCAGAAGAGGATACTGGACGAGCTTCAGCGCCGCCTCGACAAGGGGCGGCAGACGTACGGGCACGGGGTGCGCATCCGTGACCCGTACGACTGGCGCGAGATGGCGCTTGAAGAGGTGCTAGACGGGATGGTTTACATCGCGGCGGCGTTGCTGCGACAACGGGAGGAGGAGCGGAATGCGGCAGGATGTGCTGCTCGATGACCGTACGGGCCAACCGTTTGTCCAGATGGCCGCGGATGACGGGCTGTACCGGCTCGTCATCCCCGGCCGCCCGGTGCCGGCGGTGCGCATGACGCAGCGCGGGAAGTTTGTGTCGCGCGCCGCCCAGAGGTACCTGGCCTACAAGAACCAGGTGGCCTGGATCGCGAAGCAGGCGCGGATCCGGCCTGTAGTAGGCCCCGTGGAAGTGGAAGGCGTCGTCTACATCCATGGCCTGCGGGAAGGCGATGCCGACAACTATGCCAAGACGATCCTCGACGGACTCAATGGCGTGGCGTGGGTGGACGACAGGCAAGTGCGGCGCCTGATCATTGAGAAGCGCAAGGTCGATACCGCGGCCGAGGAGCGTGCGGAAATCATCATCCGGTCATACAGGGGCTAAAATGAAAAAACGCCCCTCGCCGGGGCGATTTGGGATCGGCTTACCAGCATTATACCACGGCGAGGGGCGGTGATGGACAATGGTCGAGCAGCTGTCTTTCAAGCTCCCGGAAATCGACCGGGAAGAGACTCGGAAGCGTGTTGAGGAGGCCCTGGAAGCCTGCAAGCTCTACATGCAGATTGGCTACCATCCTGGGCACGAGCCCAAGGTAACGCCATCATATAGCGTAACGCCGCCATCGCGTACGAATGCTTTTCACAGCAGCACTGAGGAGACGGCCTGTAGGAACGTTGACGAGGAGGCGCGCCGGCGTCAGGTCGTTGAGCGTGTCTGGGGCGCTGTAAATCGGCTGAGCCATCTGGAACGCGAAATCATTGTGCGCCGATACCTTGCCGATGATCCTGTCCTTGATTACGAACTGTGGGACGATTTGAATCTAAGCGAGCGGAAGTATTACAGGATCAAGGCGCGCGCTTTCTACAAGCTAGCCTTGGCCTTGAGGCTGGAGGTCTACATCGAGGACCAGCCTTCAAAAGTGGCAGGATAATGGCAGGATCGTGGCAGGATTTAGGCAGGATATTGGCAGGTCATAGCGTTTTGAACGTGATACGATGGTAGTGGGGAGCGGAACGGCTCTCGGAGCTTGTGGCGCGACACGAGAATCGGTTGGCCCCGGCGAAGGGTCGGCGTCGAAACCGGCCCTGCGTTGGCGATCTGAGCGCATCGGACCGCGAGCGTAGGGTCGTGCGTGAGTGACCGTCATAGCGACGGAATGGCGCCCGAACACGGTTTATGGCCGGCATCAAGCCGGCCGGCGGCGCCCTGCCTCGTTGGTGGCTGACCTTCTTGCTACGGGGATTACGCTGCGGGGGAATACGATCATGGGCTGAGGCAGGGCGCTAAAAGCGAATACGGCTCGTCGGCCTTATTGATAGACCGCTCGGCTACGGCCGGGCGGTTTGGTCTATGCAGCATTTGGTACAAAAAATAGCCGTCCTCTGCTGGACGACCTAAGGTTGGATAGATTGCTAACGGTGTAATTGCACGTACTGTTCGAGGCATTAAACAGTACGTGCCGCTCTGCCCCCTGCTTTCTCTATAACAATAAAAGAGGATTTTATTATTGACGGCCGTTAATTGTACGGGCAACGATGCCTCAGGTTGTCACTTATTTTGGTACTCTCACGGTTTCCCCAATGGGTGACAACCCGTTGCCCTAGCAGGGTGACAATTCGGCTCAATTAAACAAAAAGTTGGCCAAAAAACCACCCCCAGTTTGGGGTTGTTCGTTGATCTTCTCACCCCCCTTATTAACGGTTTCTCCAGCATCGACTGATTTTCCTCTCGCGAAGAAATGTTCGATGTTCGGTTATGAGCGCTCTCATAAAATTTTTGATCGCACTCATTTCTTTTTGAATGTACTCGTTTTTGATGGGAAGAACGGTAACATGGGTAACAGTAACGTTATTAACGGTAACAAAGGTAACGCCATATCGGGGTGCCACAGCGCGAGGTGATGGCAATGCCTGCTGGGTATTCGGCTAGGTGCCGCGTCTGCAACTCGCCACACCGTGCGGAAATCGAGCAATGGCTTGCAGATGGCTTGAGCCCGCGAGAAATAAGTGCCTGCTTAGCGAAGCTGGGCGAGCAGATAAGCCACAAGAGCATTTGGCGCCATCGCCGTGAGCACTTCAACATCCAGGAAGAAGCCGCAAAGCAATACGCAGAAAGTCAGGCTCGTCTCAAAGAGGCGGCAGCGAAGCGGGTCGACGAGATCCGACTGCTGGACGAGCAGATTGCCGAGGCTGCCGAGCTGAGGGCCAGATTCGCGGCGTGGCTTCGAGACCTGAGCCAGGAACGTGAGCGTATTCCGCAGGCTGTGGTTCATGCCTACGCCGCGGCGGCCGGCGAGGTGAGACAGGCCGCCAGGACAAAGGCGGAGTTGCTTGGGGACGACCCCATGAGCCGCTTGGCAGACGGTGTGGCCACGTGGGCCGAACTAGTGCAGGCTGCGGCGGAGGACGGATGATGGACAAGGTGAAAGCGAAACTGGTACTCGACCGGGCCCGACGGGATCCGGTCTTTTTTGTGCGCCGAGTGCTGGGCGGCGATCCATGGGAAAAGCAGGAGGAAGTGCTGAACGCTGTCCGGGACCATCGCCGCGTTGCTGTTCGCGCCTGCCACGGCGTAGGCAAAACCAAGGTGGCGGCGTGGGTGGCGTTGTGGTTCCTCTATTGCCACCGGAACAGCAAGGTGATCACGACGGCGCCCACCTGGCACCAGGTCGAAAACTTGCTGTGGCGCGAGATCCATGCGGCGCACGCGACATCGCGCATCCCGCTTGGCGGCAAGGTGCTGCAGACGCAGATTGAGCTGGGTAAGCAGTGGTTTGCGCTTGGGCTCAGCACGGACAAGCCTGAGCGGTTCCAGGGCTTTCACGCCGAAAACATCCTGCTCATTGTCGATGAGGCCAGCGGCGTTGACCAGCGCATTTTTGAGGCAGCGGAAGGGTTTCTCACCAGCCCGGGGGCCAAGCTGCTGCTCATCGGGAACCCCACGCAACTGTCGGGGGAGTTCTACAACGCCTTCCGCTCGCCGCTGTATCACAAGATCCACATAAGCGCGTTCGATAGCCCAAACCTGAAGGCCGGAAAAGTAGTCCGGCCTTATCTTGTGACGCCCGAGTGGGTCGAAGAGAAGCGGATCCAGTGGGGCGAGGATAGCCCCATGTGGTACAGCCGGGTACTTGGCGAGTTCCCGGAGCAAGGGGACGACACGTTGATACCGCTTGCCTGGATCGAAGCGGCGCAACGTCGGTGGTCAGAGATTCCACCGGGACAGCCGATAGAACTAGGGGTAGACGTTGCCCGCTACGGTAGCGACAGTACGGTGATCATACTGCGCCGCGGAGAGCGTGCGGAAATTGTCAGGAGGCTGCGCGGCCAAGACACTATGCAGGTGGCTGGTGCGGTGATTGACGCTTTATGTTCCACTAGTGCCACTGTGGCGAAAGTAGACGTCGTCGGGCTTGGTGCTGGTGTGGTCGATCGATTGAAAGAGCAGAAGCAGCCGGTGCGGGAAATGAATGCAGGCGAGGCGGCCCACGACAAAGAGCGGTTCGTCAACCGGCGAGCGGAGTGGTACTGGGCACTGCGGGAACGATTCCAGGCAGGTGACATCGCTATTCCGCCGGACGACGAGCTTGCGGCCCAGCTGGCCAGTCTGAAGTACAAGTTCGACAGCCGTGGGCGGATTCAAATCGAGAGCAAAGAGGACATGCGCAAACGAGGGTTGCCGAGTCCGGACAAGGCTGACGCGTTGATGCTGGTGTTCGCGCCAACTGATATGCTGCCGGAGCCGGACATTTTCTGACGGCGGTGATCAAGATGAGGCTACGAGACCGATTGCTTTTCCGGGGACGACTTCCCGAGGGGGCTACAAACGAAAAACAAGCCGGTGCTACGGTGATGCGGCCCGGGACGCCTATTTGGCCGGAAAGCGGGTTCGTGAGCTGGGCCAAGGAAGCGTATGGGAAAAACGAGCTGGTGTACGCCTGCATCACCGAGCTTGCGACGAGCGTTCCAGAGGCGCCGCTGCGCGTCTACCGGGACACCGACTCCGGGTGGGAGGAGTTGCCCGACCACCCGCTGCGCCGGTTAATCCAGCGACCGAATCCGGTCCTCAGCGAATACGAGCTGTGGGAACTGACGATCGTCCACTTGTACCTCGCGGGCAACGCCTACTGGGAGATTGTGCGGACCCGGGACGGGCGGCCGCGCGAGTTGTGGCCGCTGAGACCGGACCGGGTGCGCATCATCCCGGACCAGGACCCGCGCATCCACCACACCTACGCCTACGCGGTGGACGGGAAACTGTATCCGTTGGGTACGGACGTCGTGCACTTCAAACTTCCGAACCCGCTGGATGAGTATTTCGGGCAGCCGCCCCTACGCGCGGCGGTGCGCGCCGTGGCCGTGGACAATGAGGCTACGGACTACGTCAAGTCGCTGCTGCAAAACGACGCCATGCCGCCGGTGGTGGTGACGACGGAGCAGCGGTTGGACGAGGAAACGGTCAACCGGTTGCGCAGCAGGTGGCGCGATCGTTTTGGCGGTGATAAACGCGGTTCGCCGGCTTTCCTGCAAAAAGGCATGGACGTCAAGGTGCTCGGCCTCAACCTGCGGGACCTGGAATTCCCGGACCTGCGCTCCATCAGCGAGACGCGCATTTGCGCCGTGTTCGGCGTGCCGCCCATCCTCGTCGGCGCAAAGACGGGGATGGACCGCTCCACCTACAGCAACTACGAAGAGGCTCGGCGGTCCTTCTGGGAGGAGACGATTTCGCCGCTCCTCCGCCGCTTGGCCGACCGGATCAACCATAAGCTGCTGCCCATGTTTGGGGATGCGGATGGCATCGAGGCCCGTTTTGACACCAGCGAAGTATCCGCGCTCCAGGAGAGCGTCAACGAACGCTGGGCGCGGATCACCGAAGCCGTCAAGGCAGGGTGGCTGTCGATCGACGAGGCGCGCACCGAGGCGGGCTTTGACCCGGTTCCCGGCGGCCGCGTGCTGCTGCGACCCACGAGCATGACCGCCATTCCCCTGGATGAGCCGGCGACCGGCGGGGACCAGGAGCAGCAACAACCGAACGACTTGGCGGGCCAGGGAGAGGCAGAAACCGGAGAAAAGCAAAAATGCCCGACCCGCCTGCTAAAGAGCCGCAAAGATATCGCGGCGTCGCGACACCAGTTGGCGGACCGCTATGAGCACCGCTGGCGGGAATGGGCGAAGGAGGAATTCGAGCAACAGGCGCGCGACGTATTGCGCGCCTTTTCTCGTGCCACGAAGGAGCACCGGCAGAAGGCGCTCAGCGACGAGGAGTTGCTCGAATTCTTGACGCTGCTCTCGACGGCAGGCATCACGTGGCGGGCGCGGATTCGGGATTCGGTGTTCGACCTGGCGCTCGAGCATCTGAGTGCCGCGGCCAAGGACGCGGGCGCTGAGCTGGATGTGGCGTTCGCGCTGGACAACGAATTCGCGCAGCGCTTCGTGGAGCAGTACACGTTCCCCTTTGCCGAGGCGCTCACGCAAGCGAGCCAGGATCGCATCCGCGAGATCATCCTCGCCGGGCAGCGGGATGGCCTGACCGTCGTGGAAATGCGCGACCGGCTTGTGGCGGAACTCGACGACTGGACGGTGGCCCGCGCGGAGCGGGTTGCCCGGACGGAGACGATCCGCGCCACCAACGCCGGAGCCGTGATGGCCTACCAGCAGGTGGGCGTGGAGATGGTCGAATGGCTGCCGGCGGGCGACGCCTGCCCCTACTGCTCAGCACTCAGGGGCAAGCGCTGGGCCACGGGCGGTGAGCTGTTCAAGTTGGGCGATGAGTGGCTACCGGATGGAGTGGAGCGGCCGTACCGGATCACGTATGAGCCGATCCGGCATCCGCCCCTTCACCCGCATTGCCGGTGCACCATCGTGCCGGTAATCGTTTAAGGAGGTGAGAGCGTGTCGAAGACGTTCAAGACCGTCCAGTTTCATGTCAAGGGCTATGACGAGTCGGCAGGCACCGTCGAGGGCTATGCTTCCACGTGGGACCGCGACGAGGACGGGGATGTGATCGTACGCGGGGCCTTCAAAAAGACGATCCAAGAGCGCGTACCGACGGGACAGGTTAAGCTGCTTGACTCCCACCGCTGGGACTCGCAGCACGTCCTCGGTACCGTTGTTGAGGCCCGCGAGGAGGAGCGCGGCCTGTGGATCAAGGCCGTGTTCGCCTCGACACCCGACGCGCAGGCGGTGCGCCAGAAAATCCTCGAGGGGCATCTGAACCGGTTCTCCATCGGCTTTGAAATCCTGCGCGACGAGATTCGCCGCGACCCGGACGGGAAGGTCACGCGCTACATCTACGAAGTCAAGCTGTACGAAGTCAGCGTCGTGCCGTTCCCGGCCAACGAAAACGCCGTCATTGTCGCGGCCAAGGCGGTGGTGCCGTTCCAAGACCTCCCGCTGGCCGACCGCGACCGGGCGTGGGATTCGGACGCGGCGGTGCAGCGGGTGCGCCGGTGGGCCTCCAGAGACGGGTCCGGGGAGAAGGACAAGATCGACTGGAGCCGCTACCGGCGTGCGTTCGTGTGGTACGACGCCGACAACCCGGAAAACTTCGGCTCGTACAAGCTACCCATCGCGGACGTAATCGACGGCCAGCTCCGGGCGGTGCCGCGCGCCATCTTTGCGGCAGCGGCCGCCGTACAGGGGGCGCGGGGCGGCGTGGACGTGCCGGAGGACGACCTGCCGGCTATTCGCCGTCACCTGGCCCGCTATTACGAGAAGCTCGGTGAGACGCCGCCCTGGGAGCGCGAGGACAGCCTGGATCAACTCGTCGCCGAAATCAAGGCCGGGCGGCGCAACAGTTCCGCCGATTTTGAGCGCATCGCCAATGCCATCGCGCTACTGTTTGAAGTGTTGAACGACGACGAAAAGGCGCAGGTGCTGGAGCGCCTTGCTCCGACGCCTGATGACCAAGAGATGATGGACAATTCGAGGGAAAGCGAACAAAGCGCTGCTTCTGAGAAGTCGTCTTCGGTGCCGGCACTCGTGGCGGCGCTTGAAATTTTGAGCACAGAACTTGAGCTGATGGAGGTGCAAGAGCAATGAATCTGAAGGACATGGTTGGTCGTGCACGTCAACTTGTCGAAGAAGCGCGGCGCATCGTCGAGGAGTACGAGGGCAAAGACATGCCCGCAGACAAGGCCGCGCAAGTGAAAAAGCTCCTGGAAGAAGCGCGCGGTCTGAAGGAGCGGGCGGACCAACTCGCCGAGGTGAAGCGGCTGGAAGACTGGCTGAACCAGCCGCAGTACAAGCGGCCCATGAGCGATGCCGATACCAAGGTCCGCGCGCCGGAAGACGAGTCGAAGGCGGATGAAGGCGGGGAACTGCCACCGGAGTTGAAGAAGAAGCAGACGGCCGCCTTCTTCAAGGCCTTGCGCGGAGGCTTGGGCGTGCTGACGCCAGAGGAGCGGCAGCTGCTGAACCCCGAACGGAAGGGCTTGGTGGTCGAAAAAGCGTTGGTTGAGGATGCCATTGGTGAAATTCTGGTGCCGGAAGAGATCGAGGCGGAGATTTACCGGACGCTGCCCCGGATCACGGTGATTCGCCCGCTGGCGACGGTGCGGCCCACGACCTCCAACCGTGTCCGTCGTCGTAGCCTGACGGAACTCCAGGTCGGCTGGGGTAAGCTGGAGACCGGGAAACAGATCCCCGAGTCCACGCCGACGCCGGGGCAAGAGTGGCAGTACGTCGAGGACCTGTACGGCCTCGCGAAGATTGGCGAGGACGAACTGGACGACACGGACGCCAACCTGGTCGAGTTCGTTGCGGATAGTTTTGCCCGCGCCATCGCCGAGGCAGAGGACACGGCGTTCGTCGTCGGGACCGGCCATGCCAACGAGCAGCCGGAAGGGATCCTCAATGCAGCCGGTGTTCAGCGCGTGGCTGCGGGTCAGACGGCTGCCATCCACACGGATGACGTGCTCAAGCTCATCTACGCCACTGAACCGCAGTATCGCCGCAATGGCGTGCTGATTATGAACTCCGAGACCGAACTGGCCTTGCGGTTGCTTAAGGACAACAATGGCCAATACCTTTGGCAGCAGTCGCTGCAAGCCGGTATGCCAAACACCTTCGCCGGTTACCCGATCTACAACCATCCGGACGTGCCGACCATCCCGGGGGATGCCGGTCAAACCGGAGACGTGATCATTTTCGGCGATGTCCGTGCGGGCTACCGCATCCTGGACCGCCAAGGGATGACGGTCAAGGTGCTCGACCAGCTCTATGCGGAGCAAGGACTGATCGGCTACCGTGTGCGCTATCGCGTTGGCGGTGGCGTGATCCGTCCGGACGCCTTCGCGGTCTTGCGTGTCACCGCTTAAGGTGACGCATGATGCGGGTTAGGATTCTGCGCAGCGTGGTGACGGCCCGGCAGGCTTATACTGCCGGGCTTGTCGCCGACGTTGCGGACTGGCTTGCTGAGCGTTGGTGCCGCGAGGGTGTAGCCGAGCCGATCGGTCCAGATGACGCGGGAGTGACGAGCGATGGCACTGGTGACGCTGGACGAGGTCAAAGAGGCACTCGAAAGCCCGCCGGTAGACGACGCGCTGCTGGCCAATCTGATTGACCGCGCGTCGCGGGTCGTCGAGCGCTACACGGGGCGTGTGTTTCTGCACACGAACCTGACCGAGCGGCACGATGGCGGTTCCGCGACCCTCTACCTCCTTCGGAGGCCCGTGGTGCGGGTGGTCAGCGTTACGGACACGGAAAACGGCATTGCCATGCCGGAGGAACAGTACGTGATCGACCCCGGGGCGGGGATGCTCATTCGCCGTTTGGGGAAGTGGGAACCAGGGGTGCGCCGGTGGGAGGTTAACTACATTGCCGGATATGGCGCGACCTCGGACGAGGTTCCGGGGGACGTAAAGCAGGCTGTGATCCATCTGGTGGCGGCGTGGTATCACCGCCGCGACCCGGGCGTGACCGCTGAACGCATCGGCGACTACAGCCGCGACGTGGAGGCGGGACTGCCCCAGCAAGTGCGTGAACTGTTGGAGCCATACGTCGAGGTGGTGATCTGACGTGCTCGCCGGCCTGCTCAATGAGGTGGTGACGGTGGAGCGGATTACCCGTACGCACGACGGACAGGGTGGCTGGCGGGAAGGCTGGCAGACGGTTGGGACCGAGCGAGCACGGGTGCGGCCGGCATCGGCACGGGAAAGGCAGACCGGAGCGGTGACCGAGGCGTCGGTCACGCATGTGGTGTACCTGCGCCTGGAGGCCGACGTCCGGCGGGGCGACCGCCTTGTGCGCGCCGACGGCGAAGAGCTGACGGTCGTGGCCGTGCGCCGGCCGTCTGCCGGTCACCACCTCGAAGTAGACGCGGAGGCGGTACAATATGGCCAGTAAAAACGTCATCATGCGCTGGTACATTGACCGGGTCATGGGCATGGCCACAGAGCATGTCCGGCGCGGTATGACGAAGGCCGTGCTCTTTGCAGAGGCGGAAGCCAAGAAGCTCGTGAGCCGAGGAAACCGGACGGGAAAAAACCCGTCCAAACCTGGTGAGCCGCCCAAGACGGTCACCGGTACCCTGCGTTCGAACATTGGCCATGACGTGACGGTGATGGGCGGCGAGGTTATCGGTATGGTCGGTGTGCGTAAGGGTCCGGCGGACAANTATGCGCGGCGGCTGGAGCTGGGGTTCGTCGGTACGGTTAGGGTGCCGTCCCATACCCGGCGGCAGACGCACGTTTTCGGCCGGCGTTTGAAAAGGCCAATCACGGTGAAGGTGCGCGCCTACTCGTACACCGTCTCGCAAGCACCGCGGCCGTACCTCCGACCGGCCGTCTGGAACAACCGCGACAAAATTCTCAAGTTGATTGCGCGCGGGTGATCCGTCGTGGGTACTGTGACGCGAGCGATTTATGAGCGCCTGGCCTCCGACCCGGTCCTGACGGCTATGCTTGCCACCTACCGGGGGCAGCCGGCGATTTTCACCGCTCCACCACCCGGTGGCGCGCCGTTTCCCATGATCGTCACCATTGGAAACGTGAGTGACGAACCGGACGACACGAAGACCAGCCGGGGCCGGGAAATTCGGCGAGATATCGCGTGTTACACCGAAGCGAAGGGGAGCATGGTGGACGTGGAGGCGATTGCCGAGCGCGTCCGCCAGCTTTTTCACCGCGTTTCGTTTCCCGTAGACGGCTATCGAGTATGGCTTTCCGAGGCCAGCGGACCGGTGGCGGGCGAAACGGATCAGTCTGTCTATGGTCTTGTGGTGACCGTAAGACTCCGAATGCAGGAGGTGCAATAAGCCATGGCGATGAACGGCGCGCAGGTGCTTGTCTTGGTCAAGACGGCTGACGATGATGGCATGGGCAACCCGGTTTATACACCGGTTGCGGAACAGACCGGCCTTTCTTCGGAGGAAAGCCGCAACCTGATCGAAACGGCGGCCAAGGGCGACGACCACATGAAGCACGAGTACGGGCGCATGTCGTCCACCGTCGAGCTAGAAGCATTGTACGTGCCCAATGACCAAGCGCTACAGGCCATCCGAAACGCCCTCCACAACAAGGAGGAAGTGATTTTGCGCCGTTCTGAGAACGGCGTGGACGTGGAGGAAGCGCGCGCCAAGGTCGAGTCGATCTCGTCCGAGTGGCCGGACGAAGACAACTCGACGGTCTCCGTGACGTTTCAACTCCAAGAACCATGGCGGCCAGTATCCGCCTGATGAGGTGAGGGAGAATGGGTGCAAACAAACATCGGGGTGAAGTAGAGCTGAAGGTGGGTGACAAAACATATGTCCTCCGCTACACAACGAACGCGCTGGTTCGCCTGGAGGACGAACTGGGCAAACCGGCAACGGCCATCGGCGATAGTTTCCGAGAGGCTCGCGCGCTGTTCTGGGCCGGACTGCTTCATGCTCATCCGGGAATCACGGTGGAGCAGGCCGGTGAAATCATGGATGAGGTGGGCCTCACGGAAGCCGTACAGAAGGCAGGGGAAGCCCTGCGACTGGCGTTCCCCAACGCGGTCAAGCAGGTGAACCCGGGAAAACAGCCGGAAGCTCCGGAGGCGACGACTACTGGCGAACGCTCCGCGTGACGGCATTGCGCGCGGGGCTTAAACCGGACGAATTTTGGTCCATGACGCCGGCGGAGGTCCTGGAAGTCATCGAGGCGGATGCCTGGAGGTATGACCGCTGGGGACGGACGCTGGCGACGTTCGTGGCAAGCCTCATTAACACGCGGCCGGGCATGAAAAAACGTGTCCGGCCGCGCGACTTGTGGCGGTCCCGGTTTACTACCGGGGCCGCTGCTGTATCTCGCGAGGAACGGCAGCGGCAGTTCGAGGCGGCTGTCCGGCTCATGGGCCCGCAGGCGGTCCCTGTGCGCATCCAAACCGGCACCCAACAGAAGGGAGGGTAGGAAAAATGGCACTCAGCGCCATTTTAGGTGAAGCAATTGTCGCGATTCGAGGAAGCCTGGATGAATTCCGAAAAGACCTCGAAAAAGCCCGTGACACGGCTCAACAGACGCTCGGCAAGGCCATGACCGACGTTGGCAAAGGCATGCGCGACGTCGGGCAAAGGTTGAACACCTACCTCACCCTCCCCATCGTGGGTGCCGGTGCGGCCGCCGTGAAGCTGGCCGGGGATTTCGAGTACAGCATGAACGTTCTCCGGGCTGTTTCCGGTGCGACGTCTGACCAGATGGAGCGAATGCGGAAGCTGGCCATCCAGCTCGGCAACGACACGAAGCTGCCGGCAACTTCGGCCATCGACGCGGCCCAGGCCATGACTGAGCTGGTCAAGGCGGGCCTGAGTGTCGAGCAAGCCATGAAGGCGGCTCGTGGCGTCCTCATCATGTCGGCTGCCGCCGAGATTTCCAACGCCGAAGCAGCAGAGATCGCGGCCAACGCCTTGAATGCCTTCGGCCTCAGCGGGGACCAGGCAACCCGCGTTGCGGACCTGCTGGCGAACGCGACGAATGCGGCCTCGGGTGAGATGGTTGACATCGCCTATGCCCTGCGGCAAGCGGCAGCCGTTTCCCACATGGCGGGGCAGTCCATTGAGGACGTCGTGGCGGCCATTGGTCTCATGGCCAACGCAGGGATCCAGGGATCTGACGCGGGTACCTCGCTGAAGACGATGTTCCTCTCTTTGATCAACCCCACGGACAAGGCCGCGAAGCTGATGAAGCAATACGGAATAAATATCCATACGGCAAATGGCCAGCTCAAACCGTTGCCGCAGCTGATCGAGGAGTTTCGGACGAAGCTCGGTGCTCTGCCACCTGCCCAGCGCAACGCCGCTTTGGCGACGATTTTTGGGTCCGATGCCATCCGCGCCGCCAACATCGTCCTGATGGCGAGCCAGCAAGAATGGGAGAAAATGCGGGCTGCCGTGACCCGTGCCGGCGGCGCGCAGGAAGTGGCGGCGTCGAAGATGGAAGGCTTCCGGGGTGCGCTAGAAAAGTTCAGGTCGGCCCTGGAGACCGCAGGCATTGTGATCGGCGAACGACTTTTGCCGCCGCTTACGGGCTTGATCACCATGGCGACGGGGCTTGTTGATGGTTTCGTTGAGCTTCCGGCACCCATTCAGGGCGCAGTGGTGGCGGTGGCGGGTTTTGCCGCCGCTCTCGGACCGGCGCTGGTTGTGCTCGGTGCCATGACGGCGGCGATCGGGAGCCTGATTACCACCGGGCCGGTCGTGGCTGCCAGTCTTGGGGCGATCACCACCGCCGCGGCACCGGTGCTCGCAGTGCTCGGCGCCCTGGGCGTGGCCGCCTACTTGCTTTGGCAAAACTGGAATACTGTTGGGCCTCAGCTGGCGGTGCTGTGGGAGGAAGTCAAGGCCCGGGTGCAACCTGCCCTTGACTCCATGCGCCAGGCCGTCGGAGACATGGTTGCTTATGTCCAGGAGCGGTGGCCGCAAATTAAGGGCACCTTGCAGACCTTCCTGGATTGGATCGGGCCGATCTTTGAAACGGTCTGGGGCTTTGTGAAGGACACGGTGCTGTTTTACATCGGTGCGATCACGAACATCATCCAAGGGGCCGTGAACGTGATCACGGGGATCATCAAGCTGTTCGCGGCCATTCTGAGCGGCGACTGGCGCGGGGCTTGGGAGGCCGTCAAGCAGATCGTGAGCGGGGCGGTCCAGTTCCTGTGGGGGTTCTTCCAGGTCTGGATCGTTGGCCGCATTGCTGGCATGATCGGTGGCGTGCTCAACAAGATTCTGGGCTGGATCACGGGCTTCGTCGCCAAGGCCATCGGCGCTTTCACTGGTTGGGTGACGAAGAAAATTGCCCTTGTTGGCCAATGGGCATCCAACATGGTGAGCAAAGCCTGGAACGCCATGAACGGCATGCTCCAGGCCATCATCCGGGGTATCGGCAACATCCTGGCCCGCTTCGGCAGCTTCGTTTGGGATTGCGTGCGCACCGTCGGGACCCTGGGCGGCCGCATGACGGAGATCGGCCGCAACATCGTCCAGGGGCTTTGGAGGGGCATCCAGTCCCTGGCGGGCTGGCTCAAGAGCAAAGTCCTTGGCTGGGCGAGGAGCGTGCTCCCCGGGCCGATTGCCGAACTCCTTGGCATCAGCTCGCCGTCCAAGCTCATGATGGCGTACGGTCGGGACATTGCTCGCGGTTTGGCACTCGGTATGGAGAACAACATGCGTCTCGTGGAACAGGCGGCCTTCGGGCTGGCCGGCGCGGTGGCCGCGTTTGGCGACAGCCCGACGCTGGCGGCGACCGTTGAGATGAGCGGCGAAGCCGACGCGCCAACACCGGCGGCTGCCGGAGCACCGACGCCCATCATTGTCGAGCGGATGTACGTCCGGTCGGAGGAGGACATCTACGCGATCAGCCGTGAGCTTTACAACCTGAGCCGTCCGAAGCTGCGGGCACGGGGTATGCACAAAGGGTGGTGATGCGCGGTGTACGGGTTCTCGTTTGACGGGCGGCATTCGGACGAATTCGGCCTTCGTGTTTTCGAAGTGGTGCGCGACATCCGGCCCCCGACCCGCGACTATGAGGTGGAGATTCCCGGGCGGCACGGTGTGTGGGACTTCGGTGCGGATTTCGGCAAGCGCATGATCGAAGTGGACTGCGGGTTCATTGCCCGGGATGACGCGGAATTGCAAGAGAAGGTGCGAGCCGCGGCGGAATGGCTGAACCCGTTGAAGGGTTTGTGCCAGCTCATCATCGACGACGAACCGGACCGCTTTTGGCTGGCTCGGTACGCCGGGCAGGCGCGGTTGGAGACGATTCTCGGCTTTGGCCGGGTAACGCTGCCGTTTGTCTGCCCGGATCCACATGCCTATGCCCTGGTAGACGACGTGTTCACGGCCACGGGACCGGGATCGTACCAATTCAACCGCAAGGGCACGGCCACCAGCTACCCCAAGATCGAGATCGAAGGGACGAATGGCGGGGGAAATGCCAAAATCACCATCGCCATGAACGGCAAAACGCTGAATTACACCGGCACGCTGGCGGTAGGTGAAACCCTGATCCTGGATTCCGACACCATCACGGCGTACAAGACCACCACGAACGGCCAGGTGAGCGTGATCAACGACATTGATAGCATCGACTTTCCCGTCGCCGTTCCGGGGGCCAACAACTTGACGGTGAGCGTTTCCGGCGGCGCGACGGTGAGCAAGATCACGGTCACCTGCCGGAGTCGGTGGTATTGAGGGGGAATGAGATCGTGGCGCAAACGCCGTTCCAAGATCTCGGGAGCGTGGACATCTTGGCCGCGCACATCAGCGGCCTCCAGCACGCCATCAACAAGATTGAGCAGATTCTCGACATGCGCACGGCCTCGGTGACGGGCCACCAGCTCAACCCAGTGACCGACCAGGACGACCCAGCTTTGCGCTACCGCATCTACGAGGGTACGATCCGCAACTGGCTGGCCAGCCCGCCGCCGGTCATCTACCGGAACGGTCAGGTGGTGCCGTCGTCGGAATACACGGTCTACCCGGCCTACGGGGTGGTGGTGTTTGGCCAGCAGCAAGCCCCTTCCGACGTGATCACCGCCGACTTTTCCTACATCACCGCGCAGTCGGCGCAGCTCGATGGCATGTGGGGCATGGTCCCGCTCGTGCATCGCCCAGGCTTATACCGGGCCAACAACATCCAGGCGGACCAGCTCAGCACGAACATCTTGGTGGCCGCCAACGCTATCGAGGTCATCCCGTTCCCGGTACCGGAACGCATGACATTCGACCGCATCGCCATCAAGGTCGACACGGCGGCCGCGTCCACGATGGCACGCCTGGCCATCTACGCGGACAACGGCAAATGTTACCCCGGGGCCCTGATCCTCGACGCAGGCGAGGTGGCGACGGACACGACGGGCGTGAAGGAAATCCAAATCAACGTTACCCTAGACCGGGGCCTGTACTGGCTGGCGCGCAACCACAACGGCCAGCCGTCCATCACAGGGGTAAGCCAGACGACCGCCATTCAGCTTGGCATCGACGGCTCGCTGTCGGGCCGGCCGGCGAGTGCTCTGCGCGTGAACTACACCTATGGCCCAATGCCTGACCCGTACCCGGCAGGCGCGACGGCGCAATTCGGAACGCGGGCGGCGGTCTTTCTCCGAAGGGCGTGATGACACGTGACCCGTTACAACTCGGCAGCGAAATACAACCAGCTCGGCACGGTCAAGTACAACACGCTCCGCCTGGCGCGCGCCTCGGCGCTCTACAACCGCCTGCCCGGTGCGCGGCCGGTGGTGCTCGACCAGACCGGGAAGCGATTGGCCGTTTTGGACAACGCCTTCGACATCGTGCTTGACCAAGAAATCAACGGAGCGGACACGCTCACGTTCTCCCTGCCGCTGAACGATCCGAAAAAGCAGTACCTAGCTAACGAAAACCGCGTCCTGCTGGTCGATGCCGAGTACATCATCCGCCGCATCGAAGAGACGCGGGACGAAAGCAACCGGAAGGTGAAGGTGTTCTGTGAGGCCAGCTGGTATGACCTCATGGTCGCCGATCCGCTGCCGGTGGCAAGCTGGACCGACGTCACGCCGGATGTGCCCATGCGCGACATCCTGTCCGGGACGGGGTGGAGCCTCGGGACGGTGGAAATCACCACACGCAGAACCCTGACGGTCGATCAAGAGACGACCAACCGCCTAAATGCCCTCAGGCAGGTGACCGAGGTTTGGGACGGGGAGTTGGAGTTCGACACGGCGACGCGCCGGGTCCACCTCCGGCAGGAGATCGCGCGGAGGCCCGGCATCGTCATTGCGTACCGCAAGAACATGCGCAGCATCGAGAAGATCACCGACACCACCGACCTCATCACGCGGCTGTACCCCTACGGGAAAAACGGGCTTACGATTGCCGACGTCAACAACGGCGTGCCCTACGTCGAGAACTTTCAGTATACGACGGCGGTACGCGTTGGCCTGTTCAAGGACGAGCGGTTCACCAACCCGTTCCATCTGAAGGAACGGGCGGAGGAGATACTGGCCCAGGTGAGCAAGCCGCGCGTGTCCTACGTGGTGAAGGCTATCGACCTGTCGGCGCTGTCGGGGTTCGAGCACGAGAGCTTCCGCCTCGGCGACTACGTGATCGTGCACGATGAGGAGCTGGGTGTGCAGATTGAAACCCGCATCATGCGGTGGGCTTACAACGTCGCCGAACCATGGCACACGGAACTCGAGTTGTCCAGCCGGACGCCTACTCTGACCAACCTGCTGGAGACCGTCAGCGAGACGAACGCGGTCCTCCAGTCGGCGGACGCCGTTGACCGGCAGGACATGCTGGAGTTGATGGTATTCAATTACTTGCTGAACAGCCGGGCCGACGACGGGTTCGCCTATTGGGTCAACAACGGCTGGACGATCGACAACACGCAAGGGTACTCCGGTCCGGCTTCGTTCAAATGCGTTGGCCAGTTTGGTGTTGCAAAAACGCTTTCCCAAACGGTGTGGCCCAGCCACCGTGACGCCTACACACTCTCCTTCCGGGTGCAGACGCAAAACGTCGTGAAAGGTTCGAACGGCCGCGTCGGGGTGGAGGTTATCATCCGGTACGAGGACGGGAGCAGCGAGACCAAGTTCCTGAGCCTCATCTAAGGAGGCGGGAGCTGTGGAAACGAAAAGCATGGTCATCCAAACCGGCGGCGGCAAGGTGAAGGCAATCGAGGTGAAGTTCGTGGTCGAGGATGCCATCGGCGAAGTGGTCATCACCGACATCATGCTTCAGGGCGGGACCATCGCCACCGTCTGGACGGGCCACCCGAGCGAAATCCGCTGGTCGTTCGACGGGTGATGCTCCGTGGCGTTCGAGCGCTACCTGGCGACCGTCGAGACAGCCGAGGGGAAAAAGGTTTCGTCGATCGAAGTGCGGCTGGTAGTCGAAGACATGCAGGGAATCTTCTGGTTCACCGACCTCATCCTTCAGGAAGGTCGGTGGGCGACTGGTCACGTGCCGGCCGCCCAAGAGATGCTCAAGCGCGAAAGGGACATGGCCGGCAACCCAATCCGGTATCGCCATTTCAACGTGGTGGTGCGCGGGGCCAAGATCATNGCCGTGCCAAACCGCGCCTCGGTGTACGAGGAGACGGACATCACCAAGCGCGTCACCGGAGGCATGGACTTCACGTTCTGGCCGACGCAAGCCCTGCCGAGCGGTGCCCTTCGGTTTAGCCACCAGTACCGCACGCGCACGTTCCGGTTGAACGAGCCGCTGAAGGCCGGCGACGAATTTCGGTTCTGGGCCAGCCGTCGAAAGGTGCAGGTCAATGGCCGGGACACGCGCAACTATTCCGGGTTCTACCACACCATCCCGGCCGGGTTCGGCCGGTTCAACGTGGAGATGATTGATCCATCCACGGAAACAACCGACCCGATCACCGGAACAACCATCGCAAAGCCCATAGGCTCGGGCTATCTCCTTTGCGAGGTGGACACCTGGCTGAAGGGTATCGGGGGTGAGCGGATGTGACGCTGGCGACGGCGCACCGCGAATTCATGGTTTGGCCGATGACGGCAGCGCACTTAGAGACGATTCGCAAATACGGCAACAAAATATCTCAAGTGGGCCTCTTCTTTTTCCGCATCAACTCCGACGGCACGATCACCGACAGTCTGCCGGCTAACGCCTACGAGGTTGCGCAGGAGTGGCCCCACATCCGCTGGCTTCTGACGGTCAGAAACGACGGCTTTGAGTCGATCTTTCGGTCCCTGCTCACCAATCAGGCGGCGCAAGACAAGTTTATTAGCGAGATTCATCGCTTGCTTGACTTATACTATTGGGCCGACGGTGTGGACATCGACCTGGAGCATGGCCCCAACGATCTGAGAGAACAAATCTATGCCCTGTACCAGCGGATTTACACCGAAGTGAAGAGTCGCCCGGGGAACCCCCACGTCCATTTGGACCTGCCTCCGATGGAGGGACCCTATCTCACCGTCGGTCCCGAAAAGTGGTGCGCCTATGAGCGATTGCGGGACCTGGCCGACACGGTGCAAATCATGACATACAACTTTGCTTGGAGTGGTTCTGCACCAGGATCGACGACGCCCGTAGCCTGGTTACGGCGCGTGATGACATACGCGACGAGCGCGTTTGATCCGAACCAGGTGTTTATGGGCGTTCCGGCCTACGGTCATCGCTGGCAGATTTACGATTATCCAGTCAATCTCGGGCGGCAATATCGGGGATACGGCGGCGCTTTTGAACCGTTTCTCGACTGGATGCTGGGCAAGCTGAGTCACACCGACCAGTACCGTGGCGGGGCCGAAACCCAAAAATACATCCCGTTCGCCGCTTTTTATGAAACCCAGGACTTCCACAACATTGTATATTTGCACATTTACGACTACCCCGGGGCCGGGGAAGAGGATAGCCGCGAATATCCGACGGTGGCCGGTCAGTACGACCGGCCTTTTCTGACGTGCTACTCGAAGACGCAGAAGGCGGACTTCGTGGGCAAGATCATTGACCGGCCGGCATCCGACACCGACGAGCACAGCGGGGCGCTCATCATCGACGAGACAAGCGGCGCGGTCTCGCCACGGAAACCGGCGACCACTACCGACCCGAACACAGGGGAGTCGGTGACGGAGGAGGAAGGCTACGTCAAATGGGTACTGAACATCCCGTCATCCGGTACGTATGACGTGGTGTTGCGCGTTAACTTCCCATGGTGGGACAAGCAGCTCCTGCACATGCGGTTGGACGGGGTGGACTACTACGTCGGGAACAAGCCGCAATGGTACCCGTACCACCGGAGGCCGCACTACATCCGCATGGCGCGGCTGAGTTTGGCCGCCGGACCTCACACGCTGGAGCTGTTCGGGGAGGGGAGCCAATACGGGACGGTCCTCACCCGTATCATCGTCTGCTCGCAATTCGTGGACGAGTTCTACGCCGGCGAAGCCTCCTTCACGGTGCGGCCGCGCCAGTTCCTGGACGTGAACCGGCAACCGGCGTGGCCGTACCAGAACAGGTTCAAGGTGACGCTCGAGGTGTTGCGCCGGCCGCCGGATCACGCCACCATCTGGTACGACGACTTCCGCGACTGGGCAGCTGGTGCCCTGCCGTCGTCCTACTACCGCGTGGTGTCCGGCTCGTGGTCGGTAAGCAAGGACCCGAACGACACGAGCAGTCGCCCGTATAGCTGGGTGACGGGGAGCGGGGAGTTTCGGATCAACTACGCCGGATTCCGAGACGTCACGGTTCGGGCCAACGTGAAGTTGAACGGCAACGGACGCGCGGGCGTGGTGTTCGGAAACCTGTGGTGGTGCGTGAACACGACAACGGGCCGCCTGGAGCTATATCAGGGAACGAGCCTCGTGGGCAGTTACAACGCGGGCGTCGGGACCGGCAAGACGTACAGCATCCGCATGCGCGTGCGCGGGAACGAGGCGGCGTGCTACTTCGGCACGAGCAAAGTGCTGACCGCCACCATCGGTAACCCCGGCGCATCGGACTTCGGGATCAAGTCGGATGCGTCCATGACCACCGACCTCCTCGTTGCCGGTGATTCGTACTGGTACATGCCGCAGGAGGCCGTCGAGGTGACCTTGCCGGGCGGCGCGAAACAGGTGCTGGGTCGCATCCCGCGCACGGGTGTGACGTGGGACAACTACTGGGGCTTTTTCCGCTTGGACACCGGGGAGGAGTACAACACCAGGAGCGACGGGGCCGACGGCATGCCGAAGGACATTTCGGCTGAGTGGGACTTCCTGCATTCGCAGGTGTTTACCCTGGCGGGGCCCGGCGACTACCCGGTGACCGTGAAAATGCTCGACGTCGGGGTTTGGCTCTCGAGGGTGTACCTGGGGGACGCCGACGGGTTCAGCATTGTCTACTTTCCCGACGCCGAGACGATCCTCCGCCTGGCCGACATCGCCGCCTACGACTATGGCGTGCGCGGCGTCGGGATGTGGAACATTGGGCAGGAGGACCCGCAACTATGGACCATGCTGGTAGACCATGCGCCACCCAAAACTTGA